CTTTGTGTAAACAAAGCTGTGTCAGTCCAAACATAGATTGCATCTCTACCACGAATTGCTCCTCTGATCTGTGATCCATCGGCCAGTCTTTGTGTACCTGCTGTATTAGTTGCTGTAGGTGTGTATGTATTAATATCCTCTTGGTCCGAAAATCTAATAAACATATCGTCTTGTGTAGTTGTATCACCAATGGTTGTTTCTGTTCCAAAAAACACTAAGTGACGATCTGGTGTAGATACTATCATGTGTCTTGATGCAGTTGGTGCACCAGATATAATACTTGCTCTTGTATTTTCTGCATTTACTGCAGCAGAGTTCCATTCAAATACAGCGCTATCGTGAATTAAACAAATAGCTTTATCACCAAAATTACCATTGTGAGCAGAGGCTGTTGTCCCTCTTACTTCTCTTGTTACACCTGTTAATTCATTAGTTGCGCTAATACCTGTGTAAGATATTTCCTCATCATTAATTTTTATTATGCTAGTTCCTGTTGTTGGAAATAAAGAAGCGTCAGTTAAAATAATTCCTGTCGTCGTAGAACTATTAATTCCTGCTGTTATAGTTGTTGTTGCAACTCCTGTGGTTGTTCCACCCCATGATCCAAGAGACCAACCAAAACCTTTTGCTTGTACAGCTGGACCCACAGGATAGTAATGTTGAACTCTAATACCACCAGATGTTGTGGCACCTGATCCTGATTCGTTTGATGGCATTGTTATAGTAATAGTTGTACTTGATGGCACAGTTGTTACCATAAATTTTTTATCGTTAAAATCTGCTGCTGCAAAATCAGAGTTAGTTATTGCTGAAAAACTATCTAATAAAACTATATCTTGTTCAGATATACCATGGTCTCCACTAAAAGTTATTGTAACAACAGCTGATCCGTTGGTCGTAGTGAATGCACTTGTAAGTGTGTTTGTAGATTTGATTGGGTGTATGTCGTAGAATACACCACCCGAGTATGCATATAAAATTCTGTTTGTTCCAATGATTGCATACTTTCTAGCTTTACTATTTACGAAATGATGAAGACCTCTACCTGCACCAGTTAGTTTATCGTCGCCAAGTTGTCTCCAACCACCTATTTTTTCAGGTGTGCCATATCTAAATCTAACATTATCACAGTCTATCCACTGTGATTCCGCTCCAGTAGCTGTAACTTGTTTATTAATTCCAGGTGCAAAACCTATTTTTTGTAGCATATAACCTCATATTATATATTCCGTAATGGTGGAATACCTAACATCGGCCTTTTGTCGAACCTATTCTTATCAGCAAAAGGACCATTTACATGGTTATAATGAAGGAATACTTGACCACAAACATCGCCTTCAAACGGTTCTCTCCAATGCTCTAATTCACATCCACTATATACTAGCATATCGCCTACATCAAGCAAGACTTTAGTGCCTTTGGGTGCATTGGGCTTATGTATTTGTTTATACTCGTCTATGACGCTCTTAGCCCCCGTGCCATCGATAAATATGGGCCAAGGATCTCCACCTAGATTAATTGTAGTAGATATTTCGCATGAAGGTCTATCTCTGTGCCTTTTTAATATGTCGCCTTTTTTATATAATCTAGCGTAAGAATATGTAGGTAGTAGTTTTAACCCTGTTTCTTTTTCCATTTTTGGTAATACTTTCATCATCAAAGTTTCCATCACCATATCTGCGTAATGTGAGTAAGTATTAGGCACTTGTTTATCTGACCAAGTTCCAAACATACCTGTATCGTAAACAACATTGTTGTCGTACAAAAATTTTACTGCATCACGCTTAAGTAAAAAATAATTAAATATAAAATTAGCTAACTCAAATGATACTGCGTTTTTTATTACTTGATATTTAAACATTAAAACCCCTTTGTATAAAATTAAATGATACAGATATTCTTATATCATTAGTATTGTTTGGATCAACACAATGCCAAAGCCATGCAGGAAACATTATAATTCTACCAACTATAGGGTTAACTCTAACTTCTCTCCATAAATGCTTTGGTGGTTCACCTTTTTTTCTAGCAGGCATAGCCATGTGTGATGTAGATCTAGGGTCATTAAAAACTATATCTCCAGAATCTTTTGTTGCCTTAATATAATACACACCACTAAAATGACTGTTAGGATGTATGTGTGGTCTGTTGTATCCACCAGGTGGATTTATATTAGCCCACATATTTCCAATAATAGGTTCTCTATCTAAGTGTTCTTCATTAAATACTTCAAACTGCATTTTAAATAATTCATCAACTAAAGGTTTGAACACTGGTATTTTATGCATGTCAGTGTGACTGTGCCAACCATTCATGTTAGTTCTTTTTATGCCTTTATCTTCATTAGACCATCTAACAACTTCTTTTGTAAAAAGATCATTATCTAATTCTACATCTTTTGCATATATTGTTGTTGGAAAAAATTGTTCTTTAATCATCTTAATGGTGGACCTCCAAACCACATTACTAAAGATTTTCTAACACCACGTGTTACAGGAGCAACTCTGTGTCTAACAAAAGATGCAAAGAATACAGCTTGTCCTTGTATAAGTTTCACTTTATTTTCTTCTTTTTCTATTTCTAATTCTCCACCTTCAAACTCAGATTCATGTGATAGTAAACAAGTCATAGATATTTTTCTAACAGGTGGTTCGTGTGCAAAGTTAACATCTGAATCCATATGCCAATCATAAAAACCTCCAGATGGATATTCTGTATATTGAGCTAATTCTGTAATCTGCATACCATCAAAACCAAAATGATTGCCATTAGTGGCTTTCATAGTTTTTTCTATATCTTTGTACATTTCTGGCATTTTAGAAAAAGGTATCCAACTTATATGTGAAGTTCTTGTTTTAGTATCTACTATACCGCCTTTTTCAAGAGCTTGACCAACACTTGCATTATGTCTTGGTTCAGCTCTTCCAGCTTCAATAATCATCTGACATTGTTTTGGTGAAAATAATGGGTTGGTTGTTTCTACACAGAAAGATTTCCATCTTGGTTCGTATATCATAACACACCTCTATTCTTTATTGGATCAAATAAAACATCACAGTTTGCAGCTAATGTTCTTCTAGTTTCATTTGTACTATTAAAAGGATAAACACAGTGTCTCATATCATACGGAAAGATATAAAAATCTCTTACTTTTAATTTAGGTTGAAAATCTATTTTTGCAAACTGACCACTAGCAGAACCTAGTATTTGTAGTCTTCCGTTTTGTGGAACCTCATCATTTGAATATTCTTTACCGTAAGTTGAAGGTAACTTTAAAATCATAACACTAGATAAACCTGTAAACAATGTGCCTCTATGAATATGGACTGGATTATATTCATGTTCTTTCATTTCATTAACCCATACTGAATTTAAGTGTAATTCCTCTGCTGTTATTTTATTCCAGTTTAAATAGTGTCTAAACATATCCATAAAATATTTTATAACATCTTGAGTGAGTCTACTATGATTTTTCATTTTAGATTCATCTGTCCCACCATAATATAAAGAATGTTCATTTTGTATTTTACCTACTAATTGTTTGTTAGCTGGTTTTAAAATATCAAAGTTGTTTTGATATATGTTATTTATAGTTGTAAATATATCTAAAGGAACTTCGTATCTTAAAATAGATTGTCCTAAAAATACAAAATTAAACTTTGGGTTTTGCTCCAAGGTCATTTGTTATCTGTTCTTTCTTTTCTGTTTTATTTTCTAGTTCTCCACTAGCTTTAATTCTCTCTAAAGATCTTAACTGTCCTATAATATTAAACACTTCTGCTTCTGATGTACCATCAGTAATTGTTTTAGCTTTACCTGCATACATTTTATGATAAGACTCTAGTTGGTGTTGATTAACATCTTTGTCGTTAAATGATCCATCATTAAATTCTTTTTTTAATTTAGACCACATTTTAATTTCTCGCATTCTATGTTTAGCAACTTTTTCCATAGACGCTTTACCAAATCTAGCTTCATCTAAATCTATTTGGTATTTGGTTGCTTTATATTCGTCTTCTTCTTTATCTATTTTTTTCTCTAACCATTTTATCTTTGCTTCATTTCTTCTGTAGTCAAAAGATAAATGCATGAGATTATCTAAATAACTAGATTGTTCTCTTACACACTGCCAATACTTTGCAGCTTTGGTTGGATATCTATTATCTTGTAACACAGAAAATCTTGCTTCTGTTTCTGTTCGAAACATTTGTTTCTTGGTCCATGTGTCACGAAGCTCGTCCACCATACCCTTAAACGATGACAGATCTTCTTGTGTTAATAAATTATTTAAGTGAGGTTCTTCACCTTGTATTACTTCTCTTACATCTTTTTTCATATCTTTATATCCTTCTATTCTCTCCTATATACTATATTTAAAAATAATTGCAAGTATTAAGAAACCGTAAAAGTTACCGTGCTAGTTGTAGGAGATGAAAATATTTCAGTTGTTGTGCTTGGATTGTTTGGTGCTGTTCTTCCACAAAAAGCTATTCCAGCTGTGCCTGTTCCAGCGCCTGCTAAATCTGCTTTTGCTGCACTTATATCTGTTGTTTCTGTCCACGAACTTCCATTCCATAATTCAACATTTGCAACCATGGTTGTTGTATATCCTCCAATAACTAAAGCGTTTGTGTACACACCTGTTGTACCAGCGTTATCATATCTACCTGTATTTAAATCGTTAACCTCTGTCCAAGAACTACCATTCCAAGATTCTGTTACTGCTAAGGCACTAGGCGGCGGCGCTGATCTACCACCTGCTGCTATAGCTGCTGTGTTAGTTGCACCAACTCCTTGTATGAAATATCTAGCTGTATTTAGATCATTAACCTCTGTCCAAGAACTTCCATTATAATTTTCAGTTGTAGCTAAAGTTGTTGTGCTGTATCCACCAAAAACTAAAGCAGCAGTGTTTGTACCTGATCCACCCAAACTTCTTTTTGCTACATTTAAATCTGCAATTTCAGTCCAATTTGTTCCATCCCAAGATTCCACTAGAGCGGCGTTTCCTGGTGGCCCCTGATAACCACCCGTATATAATGCTGCAGTATAAACAACTCCAATACCATCACTATTATATCTAGCTGTATTTAAATTATTTACTTCAGTCCATGAAGTTCCATTATAAGATTCTGTGTTGTTATAAAATGTTTCAGGCGGATCTATTAATCCACCAAAAGCCAAAGCTGCTGTGTTTGTGCCTGCTCCACCTGGATACCTTCTTCCAGTGTTCATATTAGCATCAGTCGACCAAGATCCAACAGGATTAGACGTAAATCCTTTTACAACTTTATCTGTTGAGTTATACCACATCTGTCCATTGACAGGTGATGGTGGATCAGATGTAACTGATACTATGTGTG